CATTATGATCTATATATTTTCTGAATGCATCTATTTCTGAAAGTTTTACTTTCAAAGATGATCTCATTCTTGAATATGTTCCCATTCTTTTATAAAGGGAAAGGATCAAATCCACTTTTGTTACAGCTCTCATAGAGTGTTGTCCTCTTGAATACAATGTAAAAATCATTTGATATAATAAATGATATTTATTCATTGAATCTAGAAGACCTCTAAGTTGAATTCCTGTAATTTCTTGACCTTCTTGAAACCATCTTTTGGCAAACTCATACGTAGTTTTACTAGTATGTGTTTTGTGTGGACTTGTGTCCACACCAAGTCGCTGCATAATCATTTTATATGATTGTGCTACTGCATCATTATAAATCACTATATCATCTCCTAACAGTATATACTGTTTGAAGTTTGGTATGTTATTTAGTTTTGCTGCATATGCAACTACTAGATGGTGACATATTGCGAAGGTAGACCATGAACTATATGCTCCCATGGGTTGACCACAGTTGTATCTTACAACTGTATCATTCCACGGAACATAAAATTCATGATCAACAAGGATTGATTTCCAAGATCTAGCAAAATCTCTATTAAATAGAGCTTCTATTAGATTTTCTTGGATCTCAATTGGGAATCTATCAGTAGCGGCCGTTAGGTCGATACTATGATATGATTCATTATCCTCCTTATTAGAAATTATTGGATCCTGTGTAAAAGTTCTATCTTGAGATAAATTATTTCTCAAAATTTCGAATTGGATATCATGAACCCCTTTTAGGGCTTCTTGAGACCAATAATCGAAAATAGCGATCACTCGGGCTTTCGCCTCTGGATCTTCTATTATACTTAGTTTTCTAATTTTATTAGAATCTTTGTATTTTTGATTATATAATTTCACAGAATCATCGTAACCTATTTTGGTTACACTTGCCCATACATCTTTAACTTTGGCTGCTATTGCATCCTTGTTAATTATGCATTGGAAAGTTTTGAAATTGTGTTTTAATCTCTGATGGGCTTTTTTAACAATATCACGAGGCCATCTTTGTCTAGTTTCTAATAAGTAACTATATAAAGTTGGACTGATATCTTTAATATTTTCAACTAAAGAATCAGGTAAAACAACAGCATCTCTCCATGAAAATAACGAGGAT